TTTTTTTCGGAAATGGTCTAGGCACTCTAAATATCTTATAAGTGATTGTTTAGTTATTTAGATGTCATATAAGGGAAAATACAAACCTTCATATCCTCAAAAATACAAGGGTGACCCAACCAATATCATCTATCGTTCCTTGTGGGAGCGTAAGTTTATGGTTTACTGTGACACAAATGAAAATGTTTTAGAGTGGCAGTCGGAAGAGTTTTGTATTCCTTATCGCTCACCGATTGATAATAAAGTTCATCGATATTTTCCAGACTTCTTTATCAAGTATAAAGATGCTAATGGCAGAGTTAAATCATCTTTGATTGAAGTAAAACCGCTACGACAGTGTGCTCCTCCACCAAAACCCAAGAGACAAACTAAAAAGTATCTTGGTGAGGCATTTGAATATGCCAAGAATCAAGCAAAGTGGGAAGCAGCAAGAGAGTATTGTAAAGATCGTATGTGGGAGTTTAAGGTTCTAACAGAAAAAGAACTTGGTATTAACTGATGCCTAGAAAGACTCTAAAAGAAAGAAGACCAACAGATACAGATACAAATCGCAATCGTATTCGTGCGATAAGTGACAGTATCATAGGATTAAAAGATCCTGATGATATTATGGTTGAACTGATTAGTGTCTTAACAGAATCTCCAAAGCAATCAGTTCAAGCTGGAAAGATATACGTGTTCGTTTATAATGCAAAAACTAATCAGTTAAGATATGATCAAAATCCTTTTGTAGCAGTTACTGATGTAATGTCTTGGGGGTTTCGTGGATTGAATTTTCACTGGGATCAGACAAGACAATACACCTGGAATGAAGTTGCTGGTGGTGTTTATGAAGTGTATCCATCAGAGGTAAAGGATCTAAATATGATACCTTTTGCCAATTTCAGGCTAAATACCTAAAAACAGTCCATAATGCCAAATCAAGAAGACTGGTCTGAAATAACTGCTAATGCTTGGAGTTATGCTGCCAATGGAAGATCATTGAATTTTTTTGGTGACAGTTCTTCTTCTGGTGGTGCTAAAAATTCTGGTGAGCAAGGAAAAGAACCTGATGTATTCATCTATCCTTTGGATATGATGCAAGAGAAAACGGATTATTTGGAAATTAAAATATTCGAACAAGTAAGAAGTGATGATATTTTTGGACTTGGTACAGCATCGTCTGGAAAAAACGATGAAAGTGCAATCTCAATAAATCAATATACTGATGTTTTTAATTCGGAAAAAACAGGAGATAAACTTCGAAAAAATGCAAGATTTATATTTTTACCAATTCCACAGCAGGTAGCGGATTCAATTGCCGTTTCTTATGCAGAAGATAGAATAAATCCAATGCAAGCTGCTGGTTTAAAAGCTGCTGGATCAGTTCTCAAAAGTAGTGGTTTGGGAGAGGCTTTAAAAAATGCAAAAGAGTTTGGTAGAGTTCTAACTGATGATATAAAAGGTATTGCTAGTGATAGTGGAACAATGCAGGCAATTAAAGCAGCAGCGGCAGGAATCAGCATTAATACCTTAGGTGCCAACATAAGTCCAACACAATTGATCACAAGAGCAACAGGTCAAGTTTTACAATCAAATCTTGAACTTTTATTCAGTGGTGTAACTTTGAGATCCTTTCCATTTGTCTATGATTTCACACCAAGAAGTCCAAGAGAGGCTGAGGCAGTGAAAGGTATTATTAGGACTTTAAAAAAGTCAATGACTGCAAAAAATGGAAGAGATAAATTATTCATTAAATCGCCAGATGTTTTTCAACTCGAATATAAATCTGGAACTGCAACTCACCCATTTTTGAATATGTTCAAAGTTTGTTCATTAGCAGATCTAAGTGTAAATTACACTGCATCTGGAACTTATGCAACTTATGGAGATGCATCACCAGTTCATATCCAAATCCAAATGACCTTTATGGAAATCAATCCGATTTACTCCGAAGATTATGATGATCTTTCAGAACGCGGTTACAAAAACGTAGGTTACTAAGATGAGTTATTTTAGAGAACTACCAGATATTGAATATCAATCAAATCTTTTACATAAGATTTCTTCGAAAGAATATGTAAGAGTTAAGAACTTTTTTCGTAGAGTTAAAATTCTAGACTCCGTACAAAATAGAACTACATTCTTTTCAAAATACGTAATTCAAGAAGGTCAAAGACCAGATACTATTGCAGAAATTTTTTATGGTTCTTCTGATCTTGATTGGATTGTTATTCTGACCGCTGGAATTACCAATATCAGAGATCAATGGCCATTATCGAATTATGACTTATACAAATATATTCAAAACAAGTATGGAAATGAATTGAATTCAATTCATCATTATGAAACTATTCGAGTTATAGATTCTCATGGAAGATTAATTCTTCCACCTGGTCAAATTGTTGATGCAAACTTTACGATTCCACCTGCATATGATGCTGCTGATGGAAATTATTATGTTGGTGTTGGTGCCGAATCTAACGTAAAATATGAAACAGTCTCTGGCAATATCAATCCAGTAATTGGTGTTTCAAATTGGGAATATGAAGCGATTAAAAATGAAGAGAAGAGAGAAATCTTCTTGATGAAACAAACTTATCTACAGCAATATATGAATGAAATGCGAGAGATTATGAATTATAACGAAAGTTCTCAGTACATAGACAAAAAGTTAATTCGTACTGAGAACACTCGTCTCATCGGACCATAAGAGTTTTAACTTCTTATCGAACATCATAACATAACGGTGCTTGCGGGAGCGGTCACGCCATTCTCCCTCAGCACCTTTTATTTTACCTCGTGAATGTTTGGTGCCATCTGCAAAGTAGAAGTCTTTCTTAGCGTCTGTAAGACCGCAATATTTAAAGTTGCAAGCACGATAAATTGTACCGTCGTGAAAATCAGAATCCGCGTAAGAAATGATTGCTGAGACGCTTGTGTCCTTGCGAAACTGTCTAATCGCTTTTGCAACGAACCAAGAAGTAATGTTGTACTCTTGTGACTGTGTATCTGGGTGGATACAGAGTCGAGAGAGTTCGAAGAGTCCTTGTTGTTCATTTCTTCCAAGACCAAATGCTCCTTGTGCTACTTCTGGAACAGGGAGACCTGTAAAGATACAGACTCCCTGAATACCACCAATATTTAGAGGTGAGAAATCATTTTTCTTGTAGAGACCGTAGTTATATCCTGATTTAAATCCTTTCGAAATATCTTTCAAATAATGAAACCGCAGAAGTAACTCTGCGGATTCGGATTTACTTACACGGTCAATGTAATAATCACTTTTCACTTGAATAGTAAGTTAACGTATGCTGCCACAACTAAAAGTGTGAGGCAGATTTGATTATACTTCACTCTTCGGCAAGACGAGCAAAGTATGCAAGGGCATCATCTTCATCATCGTCGTTAGAGGATGCAACACTGCGGGTTGGTTGAAGGGAATTCAGTTCACCACGAAGATCTTCGGTAAGTTCACGGGTAGAACCACGATAATCGTCTTCATCTTCAACTTCTTCATCGATGCGAGAAGCAGAAGCACGAGCACCCAGAACAGAATCAAGACGCTTTTTCAGAGTGTCGTAGTCCTTGAATTGATCGGGACCAACAAACTCAGAGAGAGAATACTGCTTCTTCCAGATTGCTTCCATAGCATCATCATCGTCCAGCAGTGCATCAGGACGGGCGAACTCGGAAGAATCGTAGTTGCGATAACCAGCAACATTCTTTGCTTTCAGTTTGAAGTTGGCACCCTGCCAGAAATCAAACGGATCAATCGACTCTTCATCTTCAAACTCAGGTTGCATTGCGGCAGTGAGTTTATCAAAAATCTTCTTACCGTACTTGAACAGGAAGACTTTACCTTCGTTGGCAGGATTAGCAGGATCCTTCACAACATAGATATTGGAAATATAAGTCAGTTTACGCTTCTGCTTACGTGCAGCATCTTTACCTGCGTCAGTGCCGTTGTTCCACAGCATCGAGTTATACTCAGACACAGGATCTTTTTGCCCCAGAGTAGTCAGGGAGTTCTCAATGTACCAACCACCAGGACCTTGGAATGCGTGGGAGTACAGTTTTACGAACGGCAGGTCTTCACCGTTGGGTGCGGGGAGGAAACGGATAACGGCATAACCATTGCCGCTCTTATCACATTCCAGTTTCCAGAGACGGTCATCGGAAGAACCACCGCCATTGTTATTCATTTTTTCGACTTCTTTGACCAGTTTTTGAGTCAGAGAACCCAGTTTGGACTGCTTTTTAAGGTCTGCGAAAGACATTAGGATTACCTCGGATTAGTTTGGATTTGGGAGATTTGCTTGGATAGTATAGCAAAGATTTCGTCAGGCGTCAACGTATTTGCGTAGTGCCTCAATTGTTGCATTCATACTATTGAATAGCATACTCATATCGGTTTCGGGTGGAAAACCCATCATCGCAACCGATCTGCGAAGATTCTCCTTCATTTCAACCGCTTGTGGGTCATCTGAAAGAGATAATCTAGTATACATCACTCTCTGCTTTTCTAGCAAGTTTGTGAGTATATCAATATGTTCAAGTTTATCTTCTCTGGACATCATACCGAAACTGAAGAGAGAACCATAGATTTTCTCTTGCAGGTTATTGATCTCTTTTAGTTCTTCCTGAATA